TTATGCAATCCAGCATATTAGTTATAATTTAATGACCGAGTTTGAAGACCACGAACTAAACCTGTACGAAAAAGCAAAAAAGGACAAAGCCGCTAAGAAAGCCGCTAAGAAAGATGCAAAAAAAAAAGCAAAGAAGGCGTAAGTATGAACGGAGATGATGAAATAACACTCATCGAGTTGGCGCAGCAAGCGGGCTTCTCTGACGAGTGGATAGAAGAAGAATTGTTCGACACGGTGTCGGCTATGGGGACTATGATGCTGGACAGGGATGATGGCAGCACAGGAAATCCAAAGTTCGTTACTTTCTATACTCAGGATGACAAAAGTGACATTGAAATCGTCGTGAGACGACTTCCCAAAAAGGTATACCATTAGAGAATCGTTATGGCAAAGCACAAGATTAAAGTTTATTATTACCTGTACCAAGGCATCAAGTTCGGGTCTGTAAACGCCTATAAAATCAAGTGCATGTCAGCGCGAGACAGTGATGGCGTAGTTTACATGACGGAAGTTGATTACCACGCTTTTTTCGGCGGGGTTTTCTTAAATGAAGAGTGGTTATGATGGGAAACAAAGATTGTATAAAAGAAATAATTGAACGCCTTCCATGCGTTGTAGAGGTGGTAGTTTCGGAGCAAAAAGCAGACGGATGGCATTACAAACGCCTGATTGGCAGGACGATTACCAATTATGTGATAACTGATTCCCCGTTACTCGAAGGTGAGATAAATCAATTCCGTACAAAACCCGCTGCATTTGTCGAATTATTTACTGTCCCTACGAGCAAAGAGGGGCAAAAATGAAAATCACCTGGAAGCTTGACTTAAGCAAAGAAGAGAATAGCCGCGAAGCGGTAGAAGAAATTTCCATGCTATTAATTGCCAATTTCAGAAAGATAAAGGCTATACAGCCATACGAAATCATTATAAAGGCTACAGGTATCGGAGCAGAAGTTGCTGAAAGGCTCTTCCTCGCTGGACTTCCTGTTGTGCAAAGACCAGGGGCGATGCTGCTCTCAAAATAATTAAAAGTTAGTCCAGCGCCGAGATGGCGCCATTATCCCATTGACGGAAACCTACTCATGCGCGACCTAGTACTCCAGCTTGACCAATCCCCTCCTGTTGACCCTGAAGACAGCAAAAAACAACATTCTCAGGCTGAAGATCTATTAGGTTCGATGCTACAAGGAAAATGGAGCATATGGAGCAATAACCGGCGTAACCAAGAGCAAATATGGCTTGAGGATTTACGAGCCTTCAACCAACAAAATGACCCTGGCGATGCGCAGCTATCAAAGTTCCATTCGCACATCTATATTGGCTTGACACGGACTAAAGCCACGGGCTCGTACAATCGTATCGAAGACCTCTATTTTCAATCAAGAAAACATTGGGGGATTGCACCAACACCTGTACCTGAGTGTGATAAAGGTGATCCTATGGCGAAAGGATTTATGGACGCTATGCAAAAAAGCGCAGAGCTTATGGAAACGGAAATTTCCGACCAATTACTTGATTTAAAATACGAGTCAAAACTAAAATCTTGCATCCTGGAAGGGTGTATAATCGGGACGGGCGTTATTAAGGGGATTATCCCCGGTACACGAAAAATAGAAAAATGGGGATTTACCAGCGGGAAGGATTCTGGGGTAGCAGAGTGGAGGTTAGTAAAATCAGAAATACCCTTCCCTGAATTATCGGCTCCCTCGGTCTTTGACGTTTTCCCTGATCCTTACTCCAATTGCGTTGAAGACATGAGCGGGGTATTCGAGCGCCATGTTCTTAATCGTGCCCAGGTTAGCGAGCTGAAAGACGATTCGCATTTCAACGAAGAAAAGATAAAAGAAATATTGGCGCAATCCGAGAACGGAAACCACGCCAACTTATACCACGAAACTGAACGTCGTAATATCGCAAATGCGGTTGATACGACTAGCAACGGCTCAGGCAAATATGATCTTTTAGAATACTGGGGCCAAGTCAGCGGAAGATTGTTGCAAGCGGCGGGCGTCGAAGATTCCGAAGAGTATGAAACATATTGGGCAAACGTTTGGACTTGCAGCGGTAAAACGCTGTTAGCACGGGTTATGCCGATGAAGCGCCAAAGGATACCTTATAACTTTTTCATTTACAGCCGACAACCGCACCAATTCTGGGGTGTAGGCCCTGGCAGGATGATGCGCAACTCACAAAAGATGATGAACGGGGCTACTCGCTTACTGTTAGACGGATTGGCACTGGCCGCTATTCCAATGAGCGAAACCAATGTTACGATGCTTCAGGACGGGCAAGACCCAACAATAATGCAACCCGGTCAAAACTTCCTTCGGGATTCAGGTGACCCATCCGTCCCTGCTGTTAGATTCTTTCAGCCCAACATACCGACAGGCGCTTTGATGCAAATGTCTGAATTTTGCAAACAACTAGCTTCTGAAGAAAGTAATATTCCAGCGTTTTCCTACGGGGTACAAAGCGAAGAAACCAATAAGACCAGCTCAGGACTGGGGATGCAGCTAAACGCGGCTAGCGGCCCTATAAAAGCAGTAGGTAAAAGCCTTGAGGATCAAGTAATTAAACCCGTTATAGAGTCATTATACGATTGGAATATGCAGTGGGGGATTGACGATTCTATAAAAGGTGACCATGAGGTACAAGTTTTGGGCAGTGGACAAATGATTGCTAAAGAACAAAAAGCACAATCTTTGATGCAATTCGCTAACATCACTATGAATCCACTCGATTTACAGTTTGTAGACAGAAAATATAACTTACAGCAAATAGCCAACAGCTTAGAGCTCGACATAGCAAAACTATTCCCTGACCAGTTACCACCACAACAGATGCCGCCTGCGCCACCAACGCCATCACCAACAGAAATTGCGAAAGCGGATTTGATTCAGGCACAGGCCAAACAAACTGCCGCTGTTACTGAAAAAACTGAAGCCGAGAAAACTGAAAGCATAATACGAGGCTTGTTCGCCTCTATACAAGCAGGAAATATAATCGCGACTAATCCGGAGGTAGCACCCGTAGCGGATTCGATTTTCAAATCCGCAGGGGGAAAAGATTTAAATGGGGCACCGTTAGTGGATACAGAAAGCAACCCTGTGCCTATGATACTACCTCAGAATAATCACCCTTCTTTCCCTACCAATCCGACCAACCCCGCTGCGCCCATGAGCGAAATGCAGGGGGGAACGCCGATGAATAACGTTCCAGCGGAACTAAAATCTCCGGGCATAGGGGTAGGGGCTGGTATTGAAACAGCCAGAAATGAGCCACTTGCAACTTCGGATAAATAATAAAATGACGCGCATTGAGGCGGAAACGCTGTTACATTTATTTAGAACCCCCGGCTGGTCAACCTACCTAAAATTAAAGGGGGAAACGCTCGACAAGCTTCACGCACAACTGGAATGGGAGGAGGCGAATATTAAGAAGATCCAGGGGCGCATCGAAGAAATACGCCTAGACCTTTCCCTTCAGAAAAAAGTTGAAACCGTACTGGATAAGCTATGATAAAAGAAATGATCGAGATATTAAAAGATTACGCCATCGTTATACCTGAGATGGCGCGTAGCTATTGGTATTACAACGCCTACGAGCGTCGTACAGGCGATTTTAAGGTGTGCAAGTACGACCAGTGCGACCCTTACGAAAAACCCGTTAGAAAGCCTCTAAAGGTGAATATACTGTATTGTATGCTGTGGCCGATTTTGGATAGATTTTAGAAGAAGGGGCTTTTGGCCCCTTTTTTTTTTTTTTTTTTTTTATTGCATTAGATCATAGTGGGTGTGGGTAGTAATATTTATTGTCATGTACTAAATTTGATTCATCGACGAAATCGTTCCACGACATGTCTTTTCCGTCAACTTTTATAAAATTAGTGTAGTACACAAGCTCGTTGCAAAGTTTTTCAGCCTTTGCTTCAAGTGACTTCATGACGTCTGCGTTCACGCCCTTGGAGTGCTTCTTTAACTCGTAAAGTGCTCTATCGTACCCAAGAGGGCAAAAAGAGGAAGGAAGCATTTTGGTTGCAACGAAACCGTGTGGGAAAGTAGTTTCTATATCGAAGTCAACCCCGAAAAAAGTTTTAAATGTCTCGCTATTTAGTTGTATGAAATAGGGTATTTGAACTACCTTACGGCCCAATTTTTTTGATAAATCCTCTTTAGTATAGTCTCGGAATATAACGGACGGATCACGATAGTGAGAGTCCCCATTAAATTCAACTGAGTAAGTAATTCCGTCTTTGCGAACTTCGTAATCGTGGCGCATACGAGTTCCAGATACCAAAGGCTGCGCGGTTACGTTTTCAGCGCCTGCCCACGCGCGAAGTATATCTCCCAGGGGTTTTTCGGTTAGGTAGGTAGTCATACTGTACATTTTCATATCTCCAAATTAAGTAATTGATAGATAGTTTATCACTTATAAAAAGAAATGTCAACACTTTTGTTAAACAAAAGTAATGACAAAGGTATCCATACTAAAATAATCCGATTAATAGATTATTAAAAAATAAATTTGACATTAATCTGGATATGTGTTATATCTAGGTTATGTTCAATCGCATTTTGCGAGCGAAATAGTTGTACCATTGTAATATACAATAGCAACAAATTGACGCGATGTCAATAATTATTCCCATTAAGACGGAAACCAATTTTATGTCCAGAGACTATGCTAAAGAGGATTCTGAGTTAGACGCGGAGTTAGCGGCGATGTACGCCAAAGGCGAAGAAAGTCAACAAAAAGAACCCGAAGCGGAATCCCCTGCTGAAGCAGGTACAGAATCCGAGCAAACAGAAGAACCAGAACAACAAGCTGCCGAAGAACCTACCGAAGAGGAAGGTACCCTTAACGATGCTGACCCGATAAAAGAAGAGCAAGCAGAAGCAACTGTTCCTGAATCAAGATACAAGGAAGCTGTTAAGGCGATGAATGTCGCACAGGCTACCTTAGCGGATTTGAGGAAGCAGGACGTGGCACGCGATAGCTTACTACGTGATTTACAAGATCAAGTCAAACAACTTCAAGAAGTTAAAGTCGAAAAAGCTAAGGAAGAGGAAGCAACTCCCGCTGACGCGGAAGATGACCTAGCCGAAGCGAAAGAACTTTATCCTGAAGTAATTGGCCCATTACTTAAAAGAATCAATGACTTACAAAAGAAACTTTCTAAAGTTGACGATTCTGTAACTACTGTAAAGACCGTAGCTGACAGATACCAAAAAAACGAAGCAAAATCAGCAGAGGACAAGCATTGGGAGCACATTAAAAACGCGCACCCTGACCTCAACGATGTAGTTAATTCTCCTGAGTATGCCGATTGGTTTCCGCAACAAGCCCCGATGATACAAGATGCGTTGAAGCAAGGAACTGCACGAGATGTAGTTGCCGCATTAAACTTATACCGGTCAGAGCATCCCAAAAGTGTGGATGTACCCGTAGAAGCGGTAAAAGAAGCGCCCGCTGTAGTCAAGCCTGTAAGTAAGTTAGCAGAAGCGAAAAAAGCCTCTTCACCAGTTGTTAAAAGCAGCACAAAACCAGAAGAAAAACAAGCATACACCCAGGCTCAAATAGCCAAGATGTCGCGTGAAGAATTTACCAAGAACGAAGCAGCGATAGACGAGGCAATGGCCAGGGGTGAAATCAAATAAAAATACAAGGCGCGTCGAGATGACGCCCCACTCCTATAAGGAAACGCAGTCATGCCAACATCAGTAGCACGCACAGGTTCTAACCTAGCAAACGGAAATTTTTTGCCCCAAATTTGGGCAAAGAAGATTAACAATAAATTTTATGCTCAAACTTGCTTAGCCGACATCACTAATAATGATTACGAAGGCGAAATCAAAGGCCAAGGCGCAAGCGTATTAATCCGCAACCGTCCTACCATTACAATTGGTGACTGGAGCGTTAACGGCACCATATCTTACCAAGACATCGTTGATGAAAAAGTTGAACTTTTAATCGACAAAGCAAAATCGTTCGCGTTCAAGATGGACGACGTTGATGCTGCCCAAGCGGACATCAAAGTTTTAAATGAATTAACAATTGACGCAGCCTATCAAATGAAAATCGCTATCGATACTGACGTATTGGGCGCGGTATATTCTGACGCAGGAAGCTCATTAGCTTCAATGACAATGGATAAAACCAACGTTTTAGATTGGATTATTGATGCTGAAGTAAAAATGGAAGAAGCCAACCTGCCAACTGAAGGCCGTTGGTTAGTTATTCCTCCTAAAGCAGCTGGCTATATCCAAAAATCTGATTTGAAAAATGCTTCATTATCAGGCGATGCCACTTCAATCATCCGTGGCAACTTAAACAATGGCCGTTTAGGTACTATCGGTGGTATTACCATCTATGTATCAAACAACCTTTCACACTCCGGAACAACTTATCAATGCGTTGCTGGTCATAAATCAGCTATAACATTTGCATCACAAGTTGTAAAAGTTGAAACTTTACGTCTGCAAACCACATTTGGCGATGCCGTCCGTGGTCTGAACGTATATGGCTTTAAGGTTATTCTGCCATCTGGTCTCATAGTGATGCCTGCTGTAATTGCGTAACAAACAGTTAGGGGGTGGCTAACTGCCGCCCCTTACATAACATTTATCAGGAATCACGATCATGGCAATTTTTGAAGTATTACCAGTTGGAAAACTGGAAGTAGAAGGCGGGGGTAGCGCGGGCGGTGTCCGTGTAGCAACCGCTGGTGTAGCTTTACTACACAAAATAACAGGGCCTTTAGTCCAAACAACAATCACATTAAGCGACGTAGCGCAGGCTGTCGTTAACGGTACTGAATATCAAAGCACCTTACTTTATACTTTCCCTAAAGGACGTATTCAAGTACTAGGTACTGTAGCTACCGTTGCGCAAAAAACCACAAGCGCTTTAGCAAGCACGTTAAACGCAGGTTCAACCGGCGCTTTGGCTATAGGTTCAGCAGCAGCCACAAACGTTTCGTTGACCAGCACTATGGTCAACCTATTACCTTCAACTGCTTTCACTTCTTCCGCGACTATCAATGTAGCGGGTACGGCAGTAAGTGGGGCTTTAGGAGCTACCGCTCATCTTGATGGCACCACTACAGCCATCACAGTATACCTTAATACTGCGTTTGCAACAACAGGAGATGTAGATGCGGACGCAACGCAAACTTTATCTGGCACCGTTAAGATAACTTGGATTAACTTAGGCGTTTATTAAAGCGCATAGTTAAACCACTCGACCAAGTGGGCATCCTAGGGTGCCTGCTGCCTTGCTTAAATATTAATACACCACAACGGGCAACTAATTATGACAGACATAAAAGATTTAGATAAAGACCAGCTCGCTGAACTCGTTATGAAAGAGTTTAACGTCGAATTGGATTTACGTAAAAATCTTGGACAATTAAGAGCAGAAGTCGTCAAACTGCAAAGCAAAGCTAAAGTAGCGGTAGCCGATGAACCGGCCGCTGCTGCTCCTTTTAAGCCTACCCATATTCTCAACCGAAACAACGGCATGTGGTTTCCTTGGACAGAAATTCTGTACAATCACTTAACCAACGCTATTCCCTGCGACGAAAATGGCAAACCGGTATAAGCAATGACTATTACAGCGTTAATCGCGGAAGCGCGTAGAGACTTGTTAAATGACTACATCGAGCCATATCGATGGTCGGACGAACAACTTACACGTTTCGCCAATGAAGCTGTAACAGAGGCGTGCAACCGGATAGAACTAATACACAAAACACGGACGGTAGCGGTAGTTGCAGGGACTGCACAATACACCATAGATCAGTATGTACAGAAAATTTTCTACGCTAACCTGGCTTTAGCAACCGAGCCGCTTACGCAAGTAACCGCTGCCTCGCTGGACATTTTTAGTGGATACGGATGGAGAAACCGTACCGGAGCGCCAAGGAACTACATCCGTGAAGGACGAACGCTCACTTTATTTCCAAAGCCTGTCGTTAACGATACACTGACATTTAAGTGCACCAGTATCCCAGACGATACTTTTGACATCGACGTGGACATAGAAGCAGCAGACCAAAAGGGGCTTATCTATTGGATAGCCTATAAAGCGTTTTTGTTTCCAGACCCTAGCACTTTTAACAGCCTGAAGGCTATAGATTACTTCTCGATATTCAATTCAATTTACGGGAACCCAAAATCAACTAAATACCTTCACGCAATTCAAAATAACCCGATGTATGGGACAATAATTGGCGGGAGGATGTGTTAGTGGATATGCAAACGCTTATCAATATTGCTGCTGCGCTATTCGGTGCAACGGGGGGCGCTATTATCAAAGCGCTGTGGGACGGAATAACAGAACTCAGGGATTCCGATAAACGGCTGGTGGATAGGATGCACGGCATAGAAACTCTAGTCGCTGGAACCTATATAAAAAGGGAAGAGTTCAACAGGGGTATGGATATGCTCTTAGCAAAACTGGATTTGATCGACAGGAATCTTATTGTTAGGTTCGACGGGTTAGCCACCAAGCTTGAAACGAAGATGGATCGTGGGGACTGCCGGGAGATGCACGCACGTTATAAAGAAGGCTTAACTGAAAGAAAAAATGGATAACCTAATCAATTTTACTAACGCAATTTGCGCTAGTAAGCAACGAAGATATCCGGCGCTATGAAACGAGTAATTCGGGAGTTTATGCCTCCCGCTGCAAAGCAGACTACTATTACCCCTTTAATGGTAAATGCAACAGCGGTGCGATATAACGGTAAATTTTACGTTGATTACTTGACGGATGATACCGTTGGCGTTCCCACCGACGCATATTACGTAGGGGAAATAGCGAATGATGGCTCGGTAACTGACATTATTGGCGATGCAAGCCAATTCCCCCATTCTTTTTCATTGCAGTCTAATCAAATACCAGCAGGAGAAAATCTCTCCGTTATCACGATATCCCCTAGGCAGGCAAGGCTCGCGCTTCAGCAAAGCGGGCTACTTGATTCTATAGACGCATTAGTGGCTACACAACCACGAGAAGTACGTATACAATGGGAATATGCTACGGAAATAAACCGGTGTGATCTTTTAGTGTGTACGGTATTGACAGCGCTTGGACTAACTTCCGAACAAATAGACGCCCTCTTCAACCTCGCTTCAGCTTTTTAAAGCCCCCATCTGGCACAAAGAACTTGCAATTATACACAAATTGTGGTATAGTGCAGCGATATAGTTATAATATGCCCTCTACAAACTAATACTAAGGCTTTTAAATGACGCTTGTGCTCACCGACAGAACCAGAGAAATAACTACTACCACAGGTACCGGAACCGTTGTTTTAGGTGGCGCTGTTTACGGGTTCCAGTCATTCGCTGGGATAGGAAACGGCAATACCACTTTTTACGGGATAGTCGGGCGCGATACCAGCGAATGGGAAATAGGCGTAGGAACATACGCTTCCGCTGGCACTACGTTGGCTAGGACAACGGTGCTGTCATCCAGCGCTGGTGGAACGACGCACGTTACATTTTCAGCTGGGACAAAGGATGTTTTTTGCACGAATCCAGCTGCTATGGAACTCGTTTTACCAAACGCCAGGGCAATATACGGAAATAGTTTTGACGGAAGTGCTGATTTAACGCAGGTAATCTTGTCAACATACGGTGGAACTAGCAATGGCTTTACAAAGTTTATGGGGCCTACCACGACAGAAAAAGCATTTACGCTTCCAAACGCGAATGCAACCTTACTGTATGACGGGGGATCTCTAGGTACTCCATCCGCTGGATCGTTAGCTAACTGCACGGGGCTACCCTATTCGGGGCTTGCTGCTAACGTAGTGGGCACAGGCGCTGCTTTTTCTGTAACACGGGCGTCCCAATCTGCCAGTAACAACACAGATACTACGGTGCTTTTTAACTCGTTTGTGTTCGACACTAATACGTTTTATACGGCGTCTACCGGTAAATTTCAGCCTACTATACCGGGATTTTACCAGTTTAACACTTCTCTTTCGTTAGTAGCGAGCGGAATTTCGCTAGCCTCTTGCCAGATA